ACTAGCCGAGGCCAAGGCAGAGGCACCACCCACTCCCCAGCCTCAACTAGCAGGGCTGTTAATGTACTTTGCTTTGAAGTTCCTGTAAAACCTGTCCTATAAGGCTTCTGGTCAAGGCTTCCTGAACCATCGGTACAAGTGCAGTTGTTACCTTTAGCACAACTTGTTCTGTACCTGTCTTCTCATCGAAGACCTTTTTGAAATTCTCGTTGAGCCATTGCTTGATTTCTGCCTTGATAAGTTCGGTTAATTGCTCTTGTACCATACGCTCAAACTCTGAAGTCTTGCGGTTATGGTACCCGCGGTCGCGCTTCTCGAAGAGGTAATCGAACTCATGCTGAATGAACTCGTCGACTTGCTCTTTAGGCAACGCCTGGATTATTACCTTGCGTACTCTGTTTTTGATAGCTTCAGTTAAATCCATTTTGAATCTCCTTATGCAACTATCACGTCGCAATTCGTTATTTGCTGGACTTCCGATTTGAAGTATTCGGCGTCCGAGTTATCATTTGATAAATGTAGAAGAATAACCTGTTTTAGTTTGCTCCTATCATTTACCTGAAAGAACTTGATTACTTCCTCTAAACTCATATGAGATCCAACCGTCCGCCGGAAACGTTCGTTTTCTATTACATCATCTGCTGTGTTGCGCCTGATGATTTCCTGGCTATAATTGCAGCTTATCGCCACCACACAGAGGCCTTCTATGCGATAACGAATATACTCACAGTCGATGGCAAATAAGCACCTCTCACCCAATTTATTGATTATTACATAAGCCATATTATCAACATCATGGGGCACATCAAATGGCATTACTTTAAACGAACCGATTTGGAATAACTTTTTACTATGTATTATGTGTGCTCTGTGATGATTTATTTTAAGTGATGATATTGTGTCCTCAGATGTATATACATCGATACCATACATCAACACTTTATTTACAGCCTTAGAATGATCTGCGTGCTGGTGACTCAACAAACAAGCATCAATCTCAGATGTTTTGAAATCTAATTTGTGTTGTATTTCAGCCCATGGTAGTCCGCACTCTATCATAATCTTCGTTTCGCCATCTGATAGAGTGTATAGATTACCCTTGCTGCTGCTGGCATAAGATCGAAAGTCTAGCAACTTCAGCCTCCAGCTCTTCAATGTGTTTGTTTGCCCCGTCATAATATCCTTTGGTATAGCCATCACGATAACCTTTGCTGTGGTTTTTGTGGTGACTATTTTTAGTCATGAGTTCTAGGTTCTCCAGCCTATTATCGTATCTTATACCATTTTTGTGATGTACGATTTCCCATGATTGCAGACATCTTCCTAAGTGCTTTGCCATAACTAACCTATGTTCTGGAATTTGGTTGTGGCGGTTTGCCATTTGATGAAAGAAGTCTTCGGGGTGGACCCATATAAGTATATAGCCGCTGCCATCACTGACTCTGCCGCCTTTCCATTTATGGTTCTTTTCGCCAGTTAGTGCATAACTGCGCTTGCGGTTAATTTCCTCAGATGGTTTCCGTCCAATATTAATACAGCTACGACATCGCTGATTAGTTGGCCCTGTGGCACACAACTGAACCCAACGTTCCTTACCACAGTACACGCAACTGTGCCATATGTAATTTGCACCACCCTTGAATCCTATTTCGTGTGCCCTTTTTATATCACCTAATTTAGGACTACTGCCTGATGCTATTACTTCTATATTCATGGTGCCTCTTCTTGATGCTAGGGGGAGTAAGCTAGATGCCTTTGTTCGTTGACTGTAACAAGGGTTCCTTTCTTTTAATTCTCCCCCTAGCTGTAAACTACTTATGGTGCAATAAGGCGTGAATAGCGAATGCCATAACAAGAAAACCGACTATCATGCCAATATATATACCTACCATTAGAACGGTATCTGGTCTGATTTATTCTCCGCTGCATCCTCGGCCTCTTGTTCCTCGATGATCTCGGCCTGTGTCTGGGGTGTTTCTGGTTCCATTGGTAACTTACCCTGATCGTCCGGTGCCTCGGTGGTATAATCCAGAGCAAATGCAAGCCGTGGGTCCTCTGGCACTCCCTTGCCCATAAAGTCACGGTATCTGCGGACCTTTACTGGTTGCCAAAGCTCCCCCGTGGCTGGGTCTATGCCATGAGCTCGGCAACCGACGGGGGCATCCATTGAGAGTTCACCTTTTACAATCCGCGGCATCTTTTCTGGATCTGGACAATAGAACCCTGTTTTTGACCAGCCTTTTGTATCAGGCAATAGTTCCGTCTTATCGTGAAGAGGGCAAAGTCCAAACCACGGCGCTACCGGCGCGGGTGGCTCTTCGGGCGCTGGCATTACTTCGGCCTCAGCCTTTGTTACCACTTCGCCTTTTAGCGCTGCTGGCTCCATTGCTTCCTCAAGCGCCGTTGTCTCAGGGTTTACTTCATGCTCCACTACTACCGCCGGTATCTCCAACGGTATTGAATTTGCGCCGACTTCCACGGACTCTTCGTGCTGCGCGATGGCTATCTCGTCGCTTGCCTCATTGAACGCTGCCATAAATGTTTCGTTATCGTTGGCGGACTTGATAACATACTTACAGGCTTTGTTCTCCACCGTCCGGCGGCACATTTCAACCGGGAATTTACCGTGGGTGCTATCGGCCTTCTTCCAATCGAGCTTGCTTTGGGCCCATGATTTATGTATCTGATCGATATTCATAATCTCGGTATAATCCGGGCGTCCGTCGGCAAACTCGATGGTGCAATAAGCACCGATGATATTGGCATCGTTCACATTGGTAAACTTCTGAACGTGCGAATCGATGATCTTCCGGCCTTTCACCGTGCGGAATATCACTTCATCACCGGCATACATCACGGCGGAATAGATTTCTTTGGCGCCGAACCTCTTGGCGATAGCATGATAGCCGAACCTTGATATCATGGCTGTAAGTTTCTTGCCATAGGCAATGAAGTACACCTGATCTCTACCTGGATTAAGACCCTGTATGGCCATATTAAGTAGCGCGTTGGCGATACTTACCTTTGTGCAAGACTCTAACACTGGTGCGCCAGATTTTGTCTCAGTCTCTTGCAGTTTGAGCCATGCCGACTTCATGGCATTACCGGCCTTGTAGCCGTCCGGCATTTCAATTATGCCGTCATTGACGAGCGCCATTATCCGGTCTTCGGTTTGCTGCACGAGTTCGTGGGGTTTTAGGATTGCTAATGCTGCCTCTTGCTGTGCTGTGGTTGTTAATTCTGTTGTCACTTTATTCCTCGCTTTCTGCCTTGCCCAATCGAAGAGCACGGCGACTGTTTTATAGTAGTGGGGTATCATCTAATCTCTACGTGCTAATAGATTTTGTGCTTCTCCCAACAACACCGCATATACCACATTTAGGTTGGTGCCTTTCGTTATAGGTTAGCGGAAACTCTGGGTGGAATTTTTCCATATGAAGAACCTTGCTTTTGTGGCCAAGATTAACTCCACAAATATCGCATGTTGTACTAGTGCGCAGTCTCTTGACTTCTTTTTCAGTCGGTGGCTTCTTTTCGGGTTGTTGTTCGGTTTTTAAACTTTCAGGATGGTAAAAATTATAGTGTTCAATAATCCCCGCTATCCCTGTAAGTGTTTGTCCGCACTTGGCGCATTTATATGCCGCCGAGTTGGGATAGTCTTTCGTCTTGTATTCGTATATGAATTCATACTCAGGGTGCTTTGCCCTCATATGAGCTTGTTTCCTTGCGTGTCCGTAGGTACTCTTTTCCAATACTTCGCCGCATATTTGGCAGTTGTAATCTTGCTCATTCATCACTCTACCCTCAACATTTTTTTATTTCTCCTAAAGTTGGCATAATATCACTCCACGCGTAGTTTAGGGTCTGACGCTGATACATACATTCTGATTTGCTGCGCCTTGGTTTCCGGGATATCCGTTATGGCCTCGGCGTTATCTACATAGATGGGCGCCTGGTAGCCATAGTATTTCTCAAGCCGGTTAATGATATCTATGCCGACGGCTATCTGCATACCGTTATTGAGTCCGCCGTTGTATGGCACGCCGTTTACCATGCACTCACAATGCGGCTCGATACCGCCGTTATCGTATTCCCTGAAGAGCTTGAACTTGGCGATTTTGAACTGCGAGTTGATTTTATCCTCAAGCAGTCCCACCTTGGCTTTGTCGAATAGTTCTATAAGATAGAGTTGCTTTTCGATTTCCTCGAACTCTTTGGCCAGCGCCTTTTCTGTGGCTCTCAACTGGTCGATACGAGCCTGGGTTTCCTTGGCGGCAGCGGCTTGGGCTTTAAGTGTCTCCTGCTCGTGTATCAGGTCATTAATGGTACCGATTGTCTGTGCGAAGTTGTCGGCGTGATCGAGGTTCTTATCTTGTAGATGTTCGATTTGGCGCTCAAGCTCGGCTATATTCTTCTTTGCTTCAGCGTTATCCGGTGCCGGTGCTCCCTCAAGGGCACCGATATCGTCCTCGACTATCTCAAGCTCTGCTGTGGCCTTGGCTATTTCGTCCTCAAGTCCTGCGGTATGCTTTTTCGTCGATTCAATATCTTCCTTGATACCGGCAGCTTCACTTGTTATAACCTCTAAGCGCTCTCTCTTCTCTGCCTCGAACTTGTGGTATGCCTCTTGATAGTTGGATTCTTTTAACTCCTGCGGTATGGTCTGGCCGCAAGTAGCGCACTTGAACTCGCCTTGCTCCATTAATAAGACTTCCGCGTTTACCTTGCTGTATTTTTTGCGTAGGTCTTGCAGCCGCAGTTCCTTACCCTCTACGAAGAGGATATTACCGGCAACTGTTTGTTTCGCTGCGGTAATAGAACCTTTTATCTTCTGTGCTTTGATTTGTAGGTCTGTTATCTGCTGGCGGATATCGTTATCGAACCCACGGACTTCATTTTGAAGCTCAAGCAACTCGGCTTTCTTCTGGGCAAGAGTCCCACCTGATACGAGGCTATCTAGCTCGGCTTGCTTTGCTTTCCGATCCTCAAGCAGTTTGTCGATTTTGGCCTGTATCTCGTCAATGTTACCGGACTCGGTAAGTAGGCGCGTGTCCTCATCGATTCGCACGGGTATCCCTTTGAGCTCTTTGTCGATAGCGGCGCGCTTATCTTTGGCGATTGATGCAAAGTCTTTCATACTGCGTCCGTCCAGCATCATAGGTATGCCAGCCAACTCTTTATCGCTGCCGTATATCTCTTCATCGGTTATATCGCCGCACATATCAATCAAGGTCGTGCGTTGCTTCTTCCAATCCAGGTGTTCATTGAAATACTTGGGGTTGGTGAGAATCTTAAAGAGCTCTTCGTCGATGAGGCTGGCAATATACGATTGGTAGTCCTTTGCTTTCATTGGGAGATCATTAACGTAATAGTCGGTGTCGTGACCGTCCCAGACCGCAAGAGCGCTGCCTTTCTTCTTGGTATAATGCTCTCGGTACACCTTACGCAGTTTGACGGTGCCAACTGGTGTAAGCTCGTCACTTGAAGTCAAGCCGTCCCCCATATCGGACTCATAAACGGCTTCAACTTCGTGGTCTAACTTATGGATTGTCTGCCCGTCGGCGCCGATTGTCTTTATCTCGAACTTGGTACGATTAAGACTGTCTTTACCGAATAGCACCCATGTGTTTGCGTCCATGATAGTTGTTTTGCCGGTGCCGTTATCACCTTTGATGGTAAGGTTTTTGCCTTTGGGTTCCAGTTTTAATTCCCGAATGCCTTTGAAGTTGTGTAGCTTTAATGATAAGAGTTTCATTGTGGCGCTCCCTCTACTGGCAATTTTTCCAGTATCGTTAATTTACCTGATTTGTTTCGACCGAATACTTGCCAACCGGCGCACTTAAAACAATATCCAGGGTTGCTACTCTTTACCTTTCCATCGTTTATATATGTATATAGGCGCTCACCTGGCCAGCGGTTCCACGCTAGTTCCTCGGCCTCTAGTATAAGGTCGCTTGATAGTTTGGTGCCCTCATTTCTAAAGACTGCACAATTCACGCCTTCTTGGTTATCATCACTGATAAACTTGCGCCATATGAATAGCGCGTCGCATTCGATCGTCAAAAGTACAATCTTCTCCCCTGGTCCTACAAACAATCGCCTGAGTCGTCCGTCTCTATACTTGCGTGCTGAGTAATGACGTAGATAAATCCCTCGAGCTCGATCGTCGCCATCCTTTACCGGTATCCAAACATTCATACAGTGGCCTCGCTAAAGAGGCGTCCTTGCTCTTTAGGTACCGGCCTTGATCGCGTTCGTCTTGATAGTTTACGGTAGTCCCAAAGTTCAGGCATACCGGCAAAAATATCGTATTGATTACGCCCTAAATCTGGCGCTGGGCGTGCGATCTCTTCAAAGTAGATGTTACCGTCGTCAATGTCTAACTGTGCTCTCTGCGGTATCATGGTGCCTCACTTTATATTATTATTCGTTCCAATTTGGGTTTGCTTCCTTGAATGGGCAATAGATCGTTGCTTTACTCGGCATATTATACCGCGTGCAAGTCCATTCGGTTGTGTTGGTGGCGTGGTTGTGTTCCTCTACGTTTGCCGGACAATCTTTGCATACCTCTTTTTGCATAGCCTCGATCAATAGTGGGCAAGTTTTTTCCTCGCCGGCTTTCAGGTTGCAAAAATGGAAGTCTTGCCGGAATACAAAACTGTATTCGCTAGTGTGGTGCTTGCATTGGATGTTTTCGCATTCGTTGGCGTTGGTGGTGTTAATCATGTCGGTGCCTCACTTTCAATATTTAATTGTGCTTTACACTCTATAGAGAGTCCGTCGGACTGTCAACGAGAGTATATGAAGCTAAATTTACGTTCTCCAAAAAGTCGTAAATCGAAGCTAAAAAACAGTCCGCGGACTGTATGAGTCCGACGTTTGGGTTGCGGACTGTTTCACGCGTATGTTATATAATAAGTATGAGAGTTTGCCGGCCTCGTGTCGGTTCTCTTTCCTTCGGTGTCGGTTGGTTGTGGCGGCCAGCCGGCACCTATTTTTTCGGACTGTATTATTGAAGCTGGAAAAGAGTCCAGGCCATTTATTTCCCGGCGGACCGCTCGGCGGACTGTTTTTTCGTAGCTAAAACTGGCGGACTGTTTGGGGTGGTATAATTGCCTAGTTCAAAGCTAATATAGCCCTCTAGGGGCTGTTTTGGGGCTGTTTTGGTACTTTTAGCTATGAGCTACGAGTGATTGTAGCTGATAAAATAACAGTCCACACTCGAAACCTTGCCGTAGTCTCAAGCGGTAAAATGATGCTTTTTATCTAATTAGCCAATTGTCTAATTTGATAAGCCCGTTTGGCTAATTAGCCAAGTTTTTTTATCTAATTAGCCAAGTTATGCACTCGCTTAAAGATAAAACATAACCTTAAAGATAATATATATTAGTAGAATCTTTTTAGCTAATTAGCCAAGTTTTAACGCTTGTAGGCTTGACATTATCCTTGCAATGGATTATATAAATCTTATGAGCTTTATTATTGCTAGTAACTTACCGGAACCATCTCCACACTTTGACTATAACCAGAAAGAGATCGATTTCTGTATTGCTTATGTATTCAGCGGTAGCGCTTCTAATGGTACTGAATGCGCTAAAATAGCTAATTATACTGCTAATACTGATAATAGCGCTGCTGTTACTGCCCATAGATTGTTAAACAATGATAAGATAATAGATTATATAAGTATATTAAAACAACATGCTTTATCTCGGTTGTCTCTAACACGCGATAAAAAGTTAGAATTGTTGTCTAAATGGGCACAAGAAACTCATTACACCGGCAAGGATGGCACCACGTTAACACGCTCTCAAAATATGAGCGCCGTTGATCTACATAATAAAATGACCGGCGAGTATGACCTGAGCCTGGCTGATATCCTGGGCCGTATTATATATGATGTTGAATTTGTAACCAGTGACGATGAAGACGCCGAAGACAACACCTTACTATTAGAATAACCAGTTATATCGCGCGCGCGTAGAATTGACATAATGACGAGGTGGGTTTATGTACAGACCTTTTGATGATGAAGCAAGGGATTGGCGCTATAAAGTTATGAATAGAGATCGTAGAACCTGTCAAGACTGCGGCGCCAAGGCCAGGTACGCCCACCATGTAAAACCGTGGAAAGACTGCCCAGAACTAAGATATGACCCCGATAATGGCATTGCGTTATGTATCCCCTACCATAAGCGGAAACATGGTCATTATATAATGACCCCTCAACAACAGGCAGAGTTGGAGAAGACATGGTATTATCGTGCTCGTAACCCGGTCATATCTACAGTTACACTGTCACCGCACCGTAACACTTTAACCAGCATACCGCTGACGCTTACGACCCGAATGGATGGTGCCCTATGCCTAACATGATAGCCAAAAGTCTCGCCTGGTTGTCCATAAAGAAGACGTTATTATATATACCTTTGCGCGCATGTGTTCGTTTCTTTTTGGGGGGTCGGGAAAAAAGCCGGCTCGCGCCCATGAGAATACGGTATGTCCGCGGGCAGAATTTCCTGAAATCTGGTTTCCTAGTCTCAAATCGAGTTAAGGTGGTGTGTAGTGGCTGAGAGTGAGCAGAAGCCGTTGAGCATCGAGCGGTGTAGCCGGTGCAGGGAGTACGCTGAGACCTGCCGTGGCACGATGGAGCCAGTGTGCGACAGGTGGGAAGAGGCTGGTGATGAGTGTTGATGGGGCTGAAAAAATAAAATCGGGCGCTGACGCGCCAAGGTCTGACAGTTTTATGCGGCCCGTGGTGCGCTGGGTGCATGAGTTTTGGTGTGCGTGGCCTGAGTTGGAATGCACCTGTAAGTTGATGTCGAGCAGGAAGAAAGAGAGAACAGCATGACAGAAGAGGTGAATGCCGTTATTACGATTTACGACGCGGAGAATTACAGTCTGAAACAGCCGAGTCCGTTGCTTGATGTACCATCGATAACCATAAATTGCAGCAATCCTGCCGGCATCGATGATATGTGGCCGAACTACAGCAACGGCTACCTCTGCCCGTTCTGCGGGTATTGGGTGCCCGCTGGACAGTACCACGTTTGTCCCGCGCGGGTACCACAGGTTGATTATTGGTATTGGCCTCCCGTAGACGAAATTTGCCCTGATTGCGGGGAAGTGGTTGAGCGCTGTCCGACATGCGGTAAGATAAAAAAGGACAAGTAGTTGGACGAATTTATCGAAGTTGACATTGATGTACCGCGCAGGATAGCGATTAAGTTCATAATGAACCTGATCGTTCTCGTGTCGCTTTTCCTTGTTATAAATTGCGGTGTGGCCGTGGCTGTGCCGCAGAAAACTACGCGCATGCGTATAAAGATAAGGAAGCCGAATAGTAAGATTCAGGCGAAGTTCGTTTGGTGTACGAATTTGCGCCAGATCATCAAGGCCGGTCGGCAGTTGGGTAAAACCGTGGGCGCCGCGATAAAAGCCGCGTCCGCCTTTGTAGGCGTCTGTTTTGACTGCAAGGGTGTTCCGGGGGACACCGATTGCCCTCATTGCCACGGGACAGGCAAAGTCGCGCCACAGCGGGTATTGTACGCCGCGCCGACTGAGGCCCAGGTAGACAAGTTTTGGTACGAGGTTACGAGAGCATTGGCTGATCCGATCAGCAAGAAGATATATAAACTGAATAAGTCTAAAAAGGAAATCACCCTCAAGGGCACGGATATCATGCTCAAAGCCAAGACCGCCTACGACCCTGATTCGCTTCGTGGTGGTACGTGGCAAGGTCTGATACTTGAAGAGTACCAGCTTATGAAAGAGAACGTCTGGGGTGAGGTTGCACAGCCTATGTTGGCCAGATATCACGGCTGGTGCGTATTCATATTTACACCGCCGCGGCTCGGGTCCAAACAGAAGAGTTGGGCTGAAGACCCGCGCCATGCTTCTAAGTTGTTTAAGAAGCATGTCAATGATAAGCCCGATCCGAAAACTGGTGTTTGCCGCTGGCTGTGTTTCCACGGCACATCATATGAGAACCCAGATCTTAGTAAAGAAGCTCTCGATGAAATGCTTGAGGATATGACGCAGGACGCTTATCGACGTGAGATTATGGCGCAAGACGATGAAATCGAAACAATGTGGATGGTAAACCATGCGTGGAGAGAGAATATTTGCTATATCAACGATTTTGAGATACCTAAAAACTGGCCGGTAAAAACAGGGCATGACTTTGGCCCTGCTAATACCTGTATGCTTGCTTCCGCTGAAGTGCGTTTACCGTTACCGCCAGGAGCGCCGGAGTATATGCCGCCCGGTTCTATGGTAATTTTTGTCGAGGATAAACCGCTAGGTACGCAATCTAACAGGCAGCACGTTCAGAGTTGGGAAGACAAAACAGAAGGATATCGCGTTGTTAAGAGTGTGGGCGGGAATAAAAGCGGTGAAGATCAGATAAGGCAAGGATTTACAGATATAGGTTGGCCGATATACGAGCCGGTAATAACTGGCCCTAATAGCCAGGGCCCACAGATTGAGCACATTACGAAGCTACAGGAAAACAACAACATCTATCTGTTCAAAAAGAATAAAGGGTTATTCCTTGAGTTCGCGAACATGATGTTTGAGCTCGACGATGAGAATATGCCAACGAAAAAGATAGCAAACGAGAGTAAATATCACTACTATGCGGCGCTGAGATACTTGGCAGCAGAATACGACGGCACGCAGGGTACATTTGAATTACCAGAACCAGAGGATTATTAAGGGGGCATTATGTCTGAGGCAGCGGCATTATACAAACCAATGACCACTATCGAGATAGCACGGAAAAAACTTGAGTCTGAACAATCGAAGCGCGAACGTATACAGGATACCCGTGTGCGTATTCTCATGGATAAGGATTATGTATTGAAGGATTGGAAAGGCAACAAGATTGACGACGCCTATCCGGTCAATCATAACCTTGCTGCCACGTTTGCCGAAGATGTTATTCAAGACCTCGTGGGTGCGAAGTGGCAAGATACATACAAAGGCGATATTAGCCCAGAACAGAATAACAAGCTGTTTAATCTAGTTGACAGCCTTATGGACCAAACAGATGAAACATTGCGTAAATCAAAGCGAATAAACTCATTAGGGGAATGGAACGCAAATCATATATGTCATACTGGCTTGATAGGCGTAAGGTGGGTTGCCGAGGTAGTTAACGGGCAACTAAAGATAATCTGTAAGCCGTGCGATATGCTGAATACACCTTTTGAGTACGGCTCTGAAGGGCTTGACGATGGTTGGATTTGCCCTGTTACATGGCGCACATGGTACTCTCTTATGAAGGACTATCCATTTTTGAGGGAAAAACTGGAATTCACCAAAGAATTGATACAGGTGTGGGATTGGCACGATGCTGAAAAAGATGAGCTATGGGTTGGTGATGGTTCTGAGGATTCGATACTGGTTCCCAGAACATATATGGAGAAGCCTGAAACCACTCTTAAGCATAACCGCGGCTATGTTCGCTTCGTGGTGGCCGGCACGAGTTCGGGCTTTATGATACAGGATAAGAATTCAAAGAAGCATGAGGACGAGGACATACTGTTTCTTATCAGGAAATTGCTCGATACGAAGTCCCGCAACGAAACTATTAAAATGACAGTGAGTATGAAAGCTGTCCGCCCTGCATATGAACAGCAGTTGAAGAACCCTGCCAATGCCCAGAAGGTGCCGAAAGACGGGCAAACATTGGGTGTGCCTGAAGATGGTATGCATCAGATAGTAGACACCGGAGATATCAAACAGGCATCGATGGCATCAGATCAAAGTGTTGATTACATGATATCGCGTGGTGCTGTAGCATCAACCAACAATGATCGCCAGGGTTCCACACCGCCATCTGCCTTACTGGTGCTGGAAGAGTCCGAAATGCGTAGCAAGCGCCATACTTCACGTAAGAACGCATTGCAGTATTTCCGTGAAGACCTTATCCGTTTAATGTTGAGGCAAATAACTGAGCACAAGGGCGGGATTACGATAGGTCGTTTGGGTAATAAATCAGAGTACAAAGCCATACCGAAACCGGAGAAATATACTATCAAGTGCCGGTTAATGACAAAATCAAAGAAGTTGGACTACACGAACATGATGGTGGGCATGAACGCCTTGAAGGTGCTGCCGCCTAATTTCGTGTATAAAAACATAATGATGCTTGAAAATCCCGATATCGTTGAAGAAGATAACGATATATACCGCATGAGACGATCGAACCCAATATTCGATATGTACTGCCAAGCGTTCTCTTCAATACGAAAAGCCGAGAAAATAGAGAAGACAGATCCGGAGAGAGCCGATTATTACTACATATCTGCAAAGACTCTGGGGATTGAAGCATCGACATTGCTAAAAGCACGTAAACAGCAACTTCTCGGTCAAGGACAGCAGAATGGCAATGGCAAGGTTCCTGATGAAGTAATCGCACCAAAGGTAGAAGAGGGCAAGGATAATCCTGGCAATACTACAGGTGCGCTGGTAGACAACGTAATGAGTTTCTAGGGGGTATGATATGGCCAGCCAATACAAGTTCACGGTAGACGACTTAAACGCAATGATGAGTGAGGCAAGTGGTGATGCAATGCCCAAACCGAGTATCAAGGGCTTTAAGAGCAAGATGGGTTTGAATAATAACAAACCCGTCGTTACTAATCCTGTTGCCAGCCAGACCACTACGACAAATCCTTTAGCAGAAGGTGAATAATGGCCACACGCAATTTGCCCGCCGGATTGCAAGACAGGTTATCCCAGATGGGATTATCTGAACAATATAAGAACGCTGGTACGATAGAACAGATACGTCTCGGAAAAATAGCTGAAGAGGCGTATGGTGATCTACCTAGTGGAGTAACAAATCTCACTTCCGCTGAAGCATTGGAACGGTATGATGTTACTTTACCTACAGACCAGTGGCAACTACGGGTAGACCCTACTGCTGCGGACCCATTCAGTTATGTATCTCCCGATCAGTTGGTTTATGGTGATGTTGTAAGAGACGAAGATGGACTCATTACAGATTACACTACTACGTTCCCTACTGGTGAAACATTCTCACTAGCGGAATTGATGGAACAACAGGCAAACTTCGATGAACAAACAGCGGTTTCCGATCTATACCGCGAGGCTTTTGGCATACCATACGAGGACATATTCGGTGAGGGTACTGCCTACGGGGACAAATATAGTGTAATCCAATCTGGCGTGCCTGAAGGCCAGATGTTCAATGTTATGTACGAACGAGCGCAAACCGATCCCGATGGCCTTATAACAGATGTAATTAGTCATACCACAATGGCTGATGGTAGACGTATACTTTCGCAGTTCTTTGAGTTTGAGGAAGAGGATTTAGTTGAAATGTACGCTGGTCACGCCAAAACAGAAGAGGCTATAGGTATCTACCGATCAGCATTCCCAGAAACGTTCCACAGTGATGAGTATATAAAGCACTATATTACAGGGGTATTTGAGGGTGATAAAGCTAAAGGTTTTGTAGATAACTTGCGTACTGCTGGCTGGAATGATAATACTGTAGACTTACTCACACTTATGTTTGGTGAATTAACTCCGGCTGATTTAGCCGGAATATTCGGTGAAGATGAATCACTCAAACGTACTGCTTTTTTGGAGTATGAACGCGATCTTTTAATTGAACAGATGGGCCCGAGTGCATTTGGCGCACACGTTGGCGTTTTCTACGACCCAGAACTTAACGGTTTACATGCACTTGATTTGCCGAACCTATACATGATCGGCAAAGCTGTCCAGGGTTTAACGGGGCAATTCCCTTTTAAGACGAAACGTTCAGATGTTAGTAGCACAGATTTGGTAGTAACTCCGTTTGGAATGATGCCAAAAGGTAATTTATATGTGATCGATCGAGGTGCTTATACAGCACAAGAGTTCTATGATCTTTCCATGCAAGTTTTGGACCGTTACGAAGTTCTCAAGACGGAAACAGGATACAAGTTCGGGCGCAACCTACTCTCCGGTGTAGGTTCTCTCGTTAATAATATAGGCGGTGTTTTCCGCATGATGGGTGCCGAGGGCATAGGTAATAGGATATCCGAAGAATCTGTATCACTTACACGACTCGCACTAGCAAGTGATCTCGGTGCATTCCAGTGGAATCATTTATTAAATCCTGAGTTTTGGGCCACAAGCGTTGCATCTTCTCTTCCTACAACACTGGCACTTATGATACCGAGTATGGGTGCATTCAGTCTCGCGGCTGGTGGTGCCGCAGCACTAGGGCTTGGCACGATTGGGCAAACAATAGTAGGTGCCGTAGGCGGTGCATTGATATCTAGGCCATTAGAATCTGCACTTGAAGCCGCACAAACATATGATACAGCTAGGGCAAATGGCGCTAATCATGCTGAAGCGCGCGCAGCAGCCGGAAAAACATTCAAGGGCAATATGAAATTAGTGCTTTCCGATGCACCACAGTTGGCTCTCGCTTTTATAAAAGTTCCAGCCAGAATTTTAGCCATAAAAAATGTCATAAACAGAGGTCTAGCTAAAGTTGCTTGGACGGGCGGTAAATTCTTTATAGAAGGGCTCACCGAGGGCGGTGAAGAGGTATACCAGTCTATTATACAAAACATGGCTCTCGGAGACAAACGTGCCTGGACACAAATGCTTAATGACCCAGAAATGCGTGAAGTATTCGCTATCGGTGCCGTGATGGGTGTAGGCTTCGGCTTGGCCGGTGAGGTTATGCAACGTAACGGTATGGGTACGGTTACTACCACAATGAAGAGACTTGAGATGGGTGTCCTCGCTAGACTTTCGCCAGAACAACAGACTCAATTTAAGACCAGAAAAAGAGTGTTGATGGGACAGAATATCAATGAGGGTGCTGCTATCTTACAGGCTCTTGAAGAAATGTCCAAAGAAGACGCATCGATTGTCGGAAGAGTTGAGGGTATTGTAAAAGCGTCCATGGCCCTTGACCTTGCACAGCAAATCATTACCGATGATAAAGCGACCGTTGAGGCCGTAAAACATGAATTAGCCAAGACTTTCAACGAATACGATATTAACCCAGAAGAGATAGGCGTTACCCAAAAAGACCTTGATGTGATTGGCGAAAGGGTAATAGAGGAAAAGATACCTGTTACTGAACCAGAACGGTTTACTTTTAACCTGAATGAATACGGCAAAATGACACAAGAAGAAAGAATAGCGGATATCGGCAAACCGCTTGAAGAAATGACCTTTGAAGAATATGCCGCTGCCGTTGACCCGTCTTACCAAATGTCTGATGCCTATAACACGGTGCCGGATTTAAGAGAACGTTGGGAAGCGCAAAGGACACAGACCGTTGATTTAGACAACATGACCGCGCCTATCCCTGAAGGTGTCGATGTAGCACTTGATGAGGTAAATGCTAAAATCGATGGTCTTGAGGCGGAACTGGCCTATGATTCTTTAGGACAGATACGGTTCCAAGTACCGGTAAAAAAAAGAACGGTAATGGTCGATGGTGTTCAGACTGAAAAGGGCAAAGGATATAAAGAAGTCGATATCACATATTTCATCAGTATACGAGAACAAACATTCCCAGAGTATTTCACCGTAAAACAGGCCAGACTTCTCTTCCCAGGGCATAACTTCGATCAGTATACCCAGAAGGATAGCAAGCTGTATAACCACGTTCCTAAAGATGAGGCTTTATATGATCTAACAGAGCGCTTAGATATGACTCCCGATGAGATTGCAGAACAGGCTATGCACATACGGGACGTTAGAAACCAGATTAAACTCTTACAAACTGAGGTTACAACTATCCAGCCCAAACAGGCTAAAGATCTCACGCCGGCCCAGAAACGAAAGATAATCCAACTGTTCGCACAGTACCTTATCAGTCCTGAAGCGGTAAATGCGTGGGATTTAGTTAAAGCGCTTAGAACCGATATCCGCGCCAAACGTGCCGAGAACTACCATGTAAGGCTTGAAGAACTTGTATTAGAGAAGAGGCAACGAGGCCAAATACCTGATTATTATGCCTTAAGCAGACAAGCTCGTAAGGAAACTGCCTCTGGTGCATTCCCCACCTTGACAGAAGAGTACGTGCAAGATGTTACTGATCGTATGCGTAAAGTGTTAATGGAACATATACACATGACACTCACAGATGCTTATGAGATATGGAATACTGAAACCGCTTTAGATAACGCTCTTATGGGCAAACCGATACCTCGTGACCCAGGTTCCACAGGCCGTTCAGCTTTTACTCGGTTATATAAAGTGTTCGGTTCAGATCCGGAAGTGATTAAAGCGATTGAACAAATGTCTAGTGAGGGTAGATCGCTGGCTGATGCCGCCGGCGCCTTAATTGAGGATTGGGTTAATCAAGGTAAACCGCCATCTATGCTAGATGCTGAAACAGGCGAGTATGTAAAAACCATTCCGGACAATCCTGATGAATCGTTACCAGCAACCGTACAAGCAGACATGAATATGCTGAAGTTGGAACTGGCACTATCACCGCCGCGACGCCGAGGTGGGCCGGCCCCAACGACGCCTGACCCACACAGGATTGTGAATTGGCTTAAAAAGATCGGTATGTTCGCTATGGATATAGGTAATATGGTTCGTGCGATCAGAACATCGATCGACTTGTCCGCTGGTCGCCAGTTGGCACCGCTAATAGTTTCACACCCTGTTAAATTTACACAAGCACTTAGAAAGGCGTGGTCGGCTATGTGGTCGCCCACTTCTGCCGATGCCGCTTGGAATAGGATAACCAGTTCAAACCTATACAATCATATCTACAAAAAGGGCTTAAAGGATTACGGGGATAAAGGCGACCCGTTGCGACCTCATATAATCAACCCTGATGCACCGACCGTGAGCAACGTTGAAGAGTACGGTTTAATGAAGGGGCAAGAGCGGCTTATACCAAAACTGATTGAAGGTGAGTTCACCGAGGGCTGGCAACATCTGGCACAAAAACTGTTTGCTGGTGTGCGTATGTCTGAACGTGCTTTCATTACCATGACTAATGATATGGTGTGGTCGCTGTATGAAGAACGCTTCAATCAACTCAGTCGTGAGAGAGACGAGATAATCGCTGGCAAGAGAAAGCCACCTAAGACCGAGTGGGGCGAGTACATTGTAAAAGAAATGCACGATTGGGCAACCTATCTCGCTGAAATGACAGGTCGCGCCAGCCTCGGCAAAACCCTCTCTGGTGGTGCGCGGTTCCTCAATGCTTTCTTCTTTGCGCCTAGGCTCATGGTGTCGCGCCTTGTGGCTCCGAGGCACTTGTTCAGCGGTAACAGATATATCCGCAAACAGGCATGGAAAGATATGACCACATTCATTGGTATGTTTACTGGTATGTTGTTATTGGGTAAACATCTTGATCTATGGGAAGTCGAGTTTGACCCTCGTAGTGCGGACTTCCTGACCGCCAGAGTAGGCAATACCCGTATAGACCCGTGGGGTGGTTTTAAGCAATATGCGGTGTTATATGCTAGACTGACTTCTATTATTATCAAGCAATTTGACCCGACCGTTGAAACGATGAAGTCTTCTACTACTGGTGCAACAAGTGATGCAAACCTCGCATCGATGCTCTTTGATTTTATGAGAAGCAAGGCCGCGCCAATGACAGGTGAAATGCTTAACTTCTATGAAGGAAAAAACTATGTAGGTGAAGAGATTGATGTTACCAATCCCCAGCAATGGCTTGAGGCGACTTTACCATTCTCAGTTTTAGATATAACTGAAGCTATTATGGAACATGAGTTTTGGGGGCTAGGTGTTGCACCATTCGCTTTCCTCGGCATGGGCGCTCAAACCTACAGTGGTGATTGGAGAGAAGATTGGGCAAACCTCGGTTTATCTAAATACGAGGACAATACATTCTACGGTGACACCGAACCGTTATACGATGTTAAAGACTTTTGGGCTGATAATGCCGCTTCGTTTTCTGGCACACAACCTGGGTTCGCTGATGAGGATAGAGGCTTTGAACCTTATATGGTCAAATTTGTTGAGGCGGTGATACTAAAGAATGAGAACCTTAAGCATGTACCATCGCAAGCAGTTATAGAACTCAACGCCGATCCAGCCGAGGGTTCTACCTTTGAAGACTATTACGCACTCTGGCAAGAACGGCAAAGGCTGGTTGCTGCCGGAGATCAAGCTGCCCTTGAAGCGTTTGATAAAGGTGAAACCGATCATGGTGATGTTACAACCAAAGCGTACATGGGCAACATGACACAATCTCAATATTCTTTACTTAAACAGTATTATCTACTTGATGAACGGGACCAAGTTGACTTCTTAGAGGTTCACCCAGAACTCACCACGAATAGACAACAAGAGTATCTTACTGACCGACCTGAAGAAAACGCCTTACTTGCCATTTGGGGACAGGCACCAGTTTACTCAAAAGCTGCCCTAAATCGGGCTGAGAGCCTTGTTAAAGAGTTGGGGATACCAGAGGTAGCGGTGATGGATTACATGCCCAATCCGACGATTGCTGATTCGTACTTTGACCGCATAGATATTGTGAATGACTTTGGCCGAGGTTCATGGGAAGATAAACTATTCCTTGCCGAGAATCCCGATCTGGCTGAGTTCCTTAATCTTCAGATATCCGATACGCCTATTGAGGCGTTGCAGTTGCAAGTAGACCACCACGAGTTGTTCAAGACACTCAAGGCATATAGTGATGAGGGTTCAGAAGAGTATATAGCGGATGATCAACAACGTGCCGAGGCGGTAGCTGATTTGAGGCAAACAGTAGTTGAACCTGGCGAGAAATTTCCCGACCTAGCATCGGATACTGAGTTCAGAGACATTGAACGCATGATTGATGTTATCAAGCTCGGCTTTAACGCTGATGATGAGGCGGTTGCATCGTATATAGGCTACATGAGGTTAAAAGATGAGGGCGATACGATTGGCGCTAACCTCTATCGTGCCGACAATCCTGAATTCGATGATTTTCTAACAAGTGAACTTATCTGGGGTGATAATAAGAATGAACCGCTTGATGAATCCCGCATACCCATATGGCGGATAACCGATGCCTATAAAGATCAGGACGCGGCATACCAGGCAATACTCGATGAGCACGTCGATGATGTTCCCATGCGGAATCAGAAGATAGCGGAATTCCTCGGCAAACCTGAGAATATGGAATACGCACAGAAACGGTTAGAGCGCGCTGCGTATGAAATAGGATACACCGACCCTCAACTGTATGTTGATTATATGAACTTACCTGATACCGGACACTGGCGAGAGCGGTTCCGGGCGGAAAACCCAGAGTTCGATGCCGTTCTTACCGAGGCTCATGGGCTTACTGCGGTAGATCCGTCGACTATTCCAAATGTAGAGTACGACCAGTTATATCAACAGTATCAGCCGCTATTTGAAGAGTTCGCTGATCGAACTGGCGATGCACTTAATTTGAACGCACTTAAATGGTCTGATAGTATGGTTGAGATTGGACAATGGGACGCACAGACAGCATTGACATTCAAACTCGCCTATTATCGCCGCCAAGCGTGGGGCGACTTTATGCCGGAAGAGTATGTAGACAACTATGTAGAGTATTATCTGTTGCCGGACACCGGCTGGGCGCAAGAGAGATATCTGGCCGAAAACCTTGAGTTTTATTATGTCATAAAAGAGAAAAGAGAGTGGATTGATACTATAGAGTTTGATATGGTTCCCAGCGAAAAAGTTGAAGACCTCTATAATATATACCTCGACGACCCAGAAGTAAGTGCGACAGCTAACACTCGCCTTAATTTCAGGTATGAGAATCCCGAGCTCGATGATTGGATGATGCAAACTGGCAAGGTTAGCGTACCGGCATGGCAGCGAGTCGAACTTACTCAAGCTGATAGAAACGCATTAAAACTCATGGCGTTACAGGAAGAATTTGACAATCTAAATCTTGATGAATTACTGGAAGAACTAAGGAGGTGATGTTGAAATATAAAGCTAGGACTTGACAAGTTCGTTAATTTGTCTTATATAAATAAACAACAAGGAGTGAACCAATGGCCGATAAAGATAAAGCACCTGGGAGTGAAAACCAACAGGTTACTAATCCGAATCCGTCTGACGCCAAAACCTATTCCAAAGCAGAATTAGACAAAGAGGTAGAAAAGGCGGTACGAGAGGCTACCGGCAAGATGGGCCAAAAGCATAAACTGGAAAAAGATGGATTGACCGATAAGGTTACGAAATTGACCGGTGAGAATGCTTCCCTCAAAGGAACCGTTGAAAGTCAAAAAATGGAAGTTGAAACAGTTAATAAGACTCTTGATGAGTTATCTGCGGACGACCCTGATAAGAAGAATATTGCTCGATTAACCCGTGATTTGACTTCTGCCAAAAAGGGTGCTCAATCAGAGAAAAGAGAAAATGCGGCGGCGAACGCGACAGCGAAAGCGGAGAATGACGCAGACAGGGCGAAAATAGATGCTGATAGACGCGAGGTTTTCATTGCCAAGATAGCTGCCGAGCATAAAGACGGAACTGCCGAGGCACTAACCGAAATCTGCGACACATTTGGAGTAGGCGCTGACGAAGAAAAAATCCGCGCGGCGGCTGGGACTAAATGGGTACCATTGGGCGAAGAGACAACCACGACAACGGTTCCCGTAGATTCCCAGGATACCAGCGGTGGCGATCACCTTAGCGATGAGGATTTTATGAAGTCTTATAGTGAAGGCAAGATCGACGATCACGAACGGGCTGAAAAAATCCTCGCAAATATCAGTTAAAGTGAGGGTTAGTTAAATGCCTACAGGAAATACGACCACTGATGCATTAGCAGATAGTTTACCCACTCTGATTGCTTCGGCGCGAATAGTGCGGGAAAAAGAAGGCGTTATGCCCCAACTCTGCGACAGGGTTACTTTGGGAGAAGGCGTTGGCCTATCCTGGAACGAGGTAAGTCTAGCGCAGTTGACCGCCCAGGCGATCACGGAAACTACCGAGCTCGACAACCCGCAGCAGCTTGAAGACTCTCTAATCACGATCACACCGACCGTGGTGGGGATAGAAACTTTCAT